ATGGCGAGAACAAATAGATACTGCACGCCAGATGATGATGTGCGGGTAATCATAGAGAAAATATCTGATGTAGTTATCGACGACGACTCGGTAAACTACATGATAGATATAGCTTGTGACATAATTGACAGTAGACTGGTAGCTAAGTATTCAGTACCGTTTACAGAGACACCGCCTATAGTAAAACATATGGCGACACAGCTGGCGACGTATCTTGTGCTTACTAGACTTTATTCAAAAGCACGTGGTGGTACGTTCGATAACAGTTGGGTCGATAAGTTTAAAGAGTTTGCAGACCAGCTTATGCAATCTATCTTTGAAGGCGACATAATACTGCTTACATCTTCAGGTGGAGAGATAGCATTAAAAACAGACTATGGCATGAAAAGCTCTACTATTGGATACGTACCGATATTTAACGAAGGTGGAACGTTAGACTGGGAAATATCAGAAGACAAAGTAGACGACGCAACTAGGGGGAGATAATGGCAACATATCCTATTCCATCTGATGTTAAATACAATATAGTTTACGGACCGAATGACACAGATTACACAGGTACTTATGTAGCTTCTAGTCAGACTATAACTGGAACTACCGGTATACAGTCGTATGTAACGCTATTATCGGGTATCGTAGATGGTCTGAAAGACGACCCAAGAATGGACGCAGTTAATGACGAGTTTATATACTATGGGCCTGAAGGTAACATACCTCAGTTCCCAGCAATTACAGTAGAACTATCAGAGGGACAAGAACCATGGAAGACGTTCCCAGCAGGTAAAGATAGTCAAACTGTATTTACAGTAAGAATTTATGATGAGGGGTATGATTATACTACAGCCCTTCAGAGTGTGGAAGAAATATCTAAAAACGTAAATCATACACTTAACGCACGAACAGGCTTTAGTGGCTTAGTATATCAAGCCGATATTGTCAACAAGCGTTTTGCTATGTTTGATTTTGATAACATGCCAGTATTTGGCTGTGAAATGGAGTTCTTGACTAAAACAAGATTTTCAAGAGCTTCTTAAAGAGGAGTAATATGATGAAAAAATCAGTTGCTATAAATACAGGAGGTGAAGACTATGCCTACAGTTGGAAGTAATTCGAGTTTCGGATTTGGAGAAGAAGTTGTATGGGCTAGTGGTACACCTGCCATAAGTAAGTTTGTACCTTTCATGTCTGAGACGCTGAAATTAGAGCGTAACATTGTTGCTACCGACGCTATTAGAGGAAGTTCTTCTCGTAGTGTATGGAGACAAGGGGCAGAAAGAGTTAATGGAGATATGTCAATGGAGCTTCAGGGAACCGACGAAGTTGGTACTCTCCTGAAACATGCTCTAGGACGTGTAGAGACAGCAGGACCTAGTGGAACAGATAATTATTATGTACATGACATCTACCCATCAGGAGCCTTACCAGCTGGCTTGAGAGTCCAAGTAGACAGAGACAATAAGTTCTTCGTCTATAAAGGCTGTAAAGTTAACGAACTTTCTTTGGAATGTGCCGTTGGTGACCCATTGAGTGCTACGTTCTCATTTCTAGGACATAGTGAAAACTATTCTGCTGTTGGTACTGCCGCAACAAGCGTATCAACACTAAACCCAATAACTTTTGATGAGGGCCAGTTTACTATTGACGGTGCTTCACAAGAAGTTTCTGGGTTCTCACTTACTGTTGCTAATAATCTTGAAGAAGATAAAGGACAGTTGGGAAGTAGATTCAGAGCCGCTATACCTAGAAGTGGTTTCAGAGACGTAACAGGTTCGCTGAACATGGAGTTTGATGACTTCACAATGTACAGCAAATATGTTGCAGGAACGGAAGCTGGAATAGCTTTGAAGTTTACTACAGACGATACGATAGACGAGACAGACAACTATGCTCTTTGGATAGAATGTCCACGTGTTGTATTTACTGGAGAGACTCCAAACATTGATGGTCCAGAACTAGTTTATCACGATATGCCTTTTACTGCGTTTGCTACTGACAGTCCTACAGAGGAATGGCAGAGATACGAAGTAAGAATTAGAATGATAAATGGAGATAGTACTATATAAATTAACCGTTGTGGGGTAGCGTAAGGCTACCCCATAACAAAACGTTGGAGGGTAAGATGTCTGTATTAGCTAGTGGCACGACTAAAGCACTAAAGATTAAAGGTCAGAAGATAAAGATTAAGAAGCTTAGTTATGGAGAACAGAAAGAGTCAATGGCAGTTTCTAAAGATGATGAAATGTCTATGATGGATAATATCGTAGTTAAGTCAGTTATCGAATGGGATATTAAGGACGAGAAAGAAAACAAGTTACTCATAAGCATTGAAAGCATAAATCTACTCGACGCAGGGTTTGTTAATGACTTAGCTAAAGAAATAATGGAATTTAACAATCTCGGGCAGGAAGAAGCAAAAAACTCCGAAGAGCCGTCAAAGCAAACCTAAACAACGCCCACGTTAAGAACTTTGATGGTACAGACGTATTCAAGATGTATTCATTCTGCAAAGAGTTTGGTTGGACGATAAATGAATTTTATGAACAACCGCACGTAGATGTACAAATCATGTCCATACTCATGGACGAGATAGCACACCATAAAAAAAGAGAGCAAGATAAGCAAAACTCTAAAGCTCGACACGGTTCTGGTAGGAGGTAGTTATGCAAGTAACCATAACATCAGATTGGACAGGTGCCGCACTTGGCTTTCGTGAGCTTTCACATGAAATGGCTGACGCTAGAAAACCACTAAAGAAAATCATGCACAAGTTTATGATGGAGACCGTCAAAAAGAGATTTATGTCTGGTGGTATGCCACGTTGGAAGAATAGAGAGAAGAGTGTTGGTTGGCCCATCTTGAGAAAGAGTGGTCGACTTATGCGTTCTGCTACTATGCCACTTGGTGGGGAAAACACTATATCATACCCAGATAAAACATCTGTGCGTGTTGTCTCTAACGTACCTTATGCGTCTTCGCATGATAAAGATAGAGGATATACTGAACCAAACGCAAAAATATACGGTAGACCATTCTTTGAAGTCACTCAAAAAGATGTCAATGAAATGGTAGCCGTAGTCGCAGATTGGGCAACTGTAAACGCTCAAAAGAGTTTCGGGAATAGGTAGGTGAATTATGGCGTTAAATAGAGAAGCACAAGTAATTGTACGCTTTAGGTCAATAGGACTAGACCAGACAAGACGTTTAATGGAAAAGCAATTTGGTCGTATGTCTGGAAGAGCTTCGTACTATGCTGGTCTTATACAGTCTCGTATGGGTATGGCTATGCTTGGCGTAGCTGGTGCTATGGCGGCTGGTATTGGTCTGTCGATTAAAGCTATGTCTGACTTTGATGGTGCAATTATGAACTCTGTCTCAGTCATGAAAGATGGGCAAGAGAACATGGGTGCTTTGAAGGAGAAAGCTATTGAGCTAAGTAAAGTTTTGCCTCATACAGCTACACAGATAGCAGAAGGCTTCTACTTTATGGGTTCTGCAGGTTGGTCAGCAACGGAGTCAATGGAGGCAATGATTTCAGCAGGCATGCTTGCGACTGCTACACAGTCACGACTAGAATCCACTACACGCTATCTTATGCAGACTCTAAATCAGTTTGGTGCAAGTGCTAAGGATGCTGGAAGATTTGCTAACGTCATGATGGGTGGTATCAAGAACTCACAGTTGCAGATACATACGTTAGGTCAAGCGTTAGAGAACGTTGGTCCAATCGCACATGCCGCAGGAATCTCATTTGAAGAAGTTACTGCACATCTTATGGCTCTACATAACGCAGGTGTCAGAGGTGGTAAGGCTGGTAGACATCTTCGTATCATATACACTAGACTTATAAATCCTATTGGACGTAGTAAGGAGCAACTTGCAAAGCTTGGTCTTACTATGGAAGACGTTACAGTTGAAGAACATGAGCTTACTGCCGCCATGGAGACTCTCAAGTCAGCGGGAATAGACACAGCCGGTATGATGGACGTGTTTAGACAGCGTTCTGGTGGTAGTGCTATAGCTATAATGAACAACACAGAAGGTATTAGAGATTGGATAGACGTTCTAAAAAGGAACGGACATCTTGTCGAGACATTTAATACGCAGATGCAGGCTATACGTATGCAGTTCCAGTTATTCACAAGTAAGCTCGTCGCTATAGGTATTCTGCTTGGAACAGCGTTTGAAGGCCCTGTGAAACTTGCACTAAAGGTACTTAACAAGTTAGCTGACTTCTTGAGTAATAGAGGCCCATTGTTCTATGGTATACTTGCGGCAACAGCTTCGTTTGTTGCATTTAAGCTAGCCGTAGCAGGTGTACGTTTTATATTTATGGGTATGCTAACTCAGGCTGAAATGTCTTTTAGTATGTTCAAGAAACTTACGCTTATGACATTAGGTCTCACGGCACGTACTAAAGCTATGACAGCCGCTCAAATACAGCAACATATGGCTCAGAGTCTCGTTAATAAAGGTCTAGCTAAAAATCTTGGTGCCGCTAAAGCAATAATTATGTCAAAACGTCACCACACTAAAGTGAACAAGATGTTAGCACTTTCAAATCTAACTGTAGCCGGTTCTTTCAAAACTGTAGCACTATCAATGTGGGCTACATTAGTACCAATACTAGCAATAGCGGCCGCTGTAGCCGCACTAATTGTTCTGTTCGTCACAATAACTGGTACAATGAAGAGACAAGGTATACTTTGGATAACTGTTATAAAAGATGTTGCTGAGTCAATAGTAGGTGCTTTCAAGTGGATGGGGCAGAGTGTAGCTAAGTTCTTTAAGGCTCTATGGGATAAATCTTTTGGAAAGCTGATAGATGGTTTTGTTGAGCTTGGGAAGAAGCTGTATAGAGTTCTCCCTGATGATATGAAAAAAACTATAAATAGCATGAGAGGATATATTGGTGAGTTTAAAGGCGATTTCAAAGAAGGATTTGAAGACGTAAAGCAGTCAGCAAAGTATACCTTCGATTGGATGAAAGAAGGAGCTAAAGAAACTGGTAATCAATTCAAGGAGTTTATAGCAGTATTCGTTGCAGACTTTAATCTTGGGTGGGAAGAAATATCTCGTATAATACAGAAAGTATTTGGTCTTACAAAGTCTGCGGCTGATGATGCCGCAAAAGAAATTAAAGCTGTAACTGAAAAAACAACAGAAGCTCTAGAGTCAGTATTCGACAAAGCCATGAAGAGAGCTAAGTCACTTGTAGATAATATGCGTGGTCAGTTTGATGACGCTAAAGGCAAGATGGACGAGTATAAGACTAATCTTAAAGAACAATGGTCGTCTACTATAATGGAGCTTATCAAGGGAACAAAGACATTTGAAGATGTTTGGAACGAAATGCTTGACCGCTCTCTTGAGAACTTTATAAATGGATTCTTAGATGGTATGCTTACTAACTGGGGTCATGCCGTAGCTAAAATGATATTCCAAGCAGAAGTTATGCAAACTGCATTAGGTGGAGCCGCTGGTGGCGGTGGTGGTTGGGGTGGACTCATAACTTCAATAATCGGTGCGTTTAGTGGCATGAGTAACGGTGGAGGTGGAGCATCAACTATAGCGACAACGGATACTGCTATTAACTCTGGGTTCTTTCAGCCAATGGCTAAGGGCGGTATCGTACAGAAGCCAACTCAGATACTAGCAGGTGAAGCTGGGAAAGAAGCTATCATACCTCTAGATAGAATAGGAGAGTTTACTGGTGCGAATCAGCAAGAGATTACGATAGTTAACGTAGTAGACCCATCATTTGTTGGAGGTTCCATAGCTAAAGACCCACGTATCGTTATAAATGTTATAAATCAAGACTTGATAGAAGCTGGCTCTACACGCAGAACAATCAAGAGGAGCATATAATGGCTAGTTTTCCAGAAGTGATTCCTGATTATAACTTCACAGAGATAACAGTATACAATACAGTCAAAACAAACATGTGGGGTGCAGAGACACGACACAGTAAGTGGGGTCCCAGAAAAGGATTCACACTTAAATTTAATCACGCTACTACAGGTGAAATGAACTACATTAGAGATTTCTTTATCGCCAGAAAGGGCGACTACGAAAAATTTGACTGGACGCATCCATTAACAAGCGTTGTATATAGCGTGAGATTTTCACGACCCAATATAAGCGTAAAAGAAGTTGGTGTTGACTCGTTCAATATAGAGACTGAATTTATAGAAGTCTTATAGATTATAGGAGAAAGACATGGGAGAAATAGGTGCTGGTAATGGTTCTTCGTATCCCGGCGTATACGATATAGATAATACAAAAGAAAGTAATTCTACTTTCGTAAGGTATCAAGTTCCAAATGATTTGGCGGCATGTGTGCTTGCACTAGAACAGACTCTTGGTATAAATCCAGAGGGTGTTTATAGTTCAGTAGTAGCACGCTTAAATGGGACAGAAGCTCAATGGTCACGTACTGGCACTACAATATCCCCATCTACGCTTAACGATAACGTACAAGTATCTGGGACAATAGCGTCCACAAGTAGCGTTACGGGTGATACTATAGTAGTAAGCTCAAATAGCGATACATTAACACTAAGCCATGATGGCGATGATGGATACATCATACCATCAGATGGTAGAGTTTATGTACAAACAAGTGAAGGTACGAATACAGATACATTAGTTACTGTTTCTGGAAAGGGTACTGGCGATGGTAGAATATCAATTAACAATGGTACATATGGTCTTCAATGGGCAACACTCGAAACAAGTTATATAAGTGCTTCTGAGGGCGACGTTAGTTTATCGTTTGGTAGTGGTGTGACTGAATTTGTTATTAATGAATCCAGTATAGATACAGACTTTAGAGTAGAAAGTAATAGTAACTCACACGCAATCTTTCTTAACGCAGGTAACGGGAGAGTAGGTCTTAAAACAAATAACCCTCTATACGACTTTACAGTAAGCGATGGTAGTGGTGACGCTATAAGTCTAGACCCGGGAGGAACTAAAAATACTATTCTATGGGATACGAACAACTTGTATCTACAGACAGACGAAGGTACTAATACTCTCTCTCAAGTGTATATCGAAGGTAAGGGAAATGGTAACGCTTCTCTCATGCTTATATCGGGTGCCGATTCAAACGATACAATGGCAATAGAACAAATTGGGGCATCTAGTAGAATAACACTTGGTTCAGCAGTAACAGAACTTGTTATAAACGATGGTGGTTTAGATGTA